CGATTTATTAAGTATGAATGGCTTGGGATAGATGCCTACTCTAGCTGGGAAACTTTTGTTGAATCTGTGGAAAAAATTCTGAAAGAATTTGGAGAAAATTATGTAATTAATTTTGTCTAACTACTTATAGTCAACTTCTCGATAATCCAATTCGTCGATTTTGGCAGTCAATTCAGCAACTTGAGAGCCAAGTCGCTTGTTAGCCTCAATTGCCTCACTTTTGACCTGAAAACCGGCTAAGGTGTGAAGGAATAAGCGAACGCCCAACTGCATTACTTTTAGGGCTAGTTCGTGATTGTCTTTGATTAACCACTGACAGATTAAATTTTCTGGTATCAACGCAACACCTTGTAACCCGCCTGCTGTCTCGATTTGAGCCTGTTCAAGACCCTTTTCACGCAAACCCATCATAGTCAAACGGCGAGAAATAGTTGAAGGTATTTTCCCTGACATCCGGGCATATCCACTAATTGAGGCAAAGCTCTCACCGGTCTCGGTATTAATAATTAATTCAATACCACCGTGATCAAAACGCTGTAAACTAGAATTAGTCATGATTTACTCTGTAGTAGTAATTGTGATGAGTCCCCCGTTAACGCGGGGGCATACCAATATTATACCGTATTTAAAATATGTCTGACAAATTTGACCGATGTGGTGGGTATTCAGCAAAAATTGACCGATTACCAGGTATTCCTCCTGATTTCAAGTCGAATGTCGTCAAACCACCACAATCTAGGGTTATTGTTTTGCTGAAAACCGGAGAGATCAGAGAAATCCCCGATGATCAGCTAGAGTCTTTCCTTGAGGAAAACCAAGATTTAATTCAAGATCGACAATCACCCAGAAAAAGACCGATTAGAAAACTTTAAAGCAATGACAAACAAAGAAATCCTTGTTTTACGCTCTCTTTACAATAAAGAATTGTCAGGATTGCAGATAATTGAATCTATAGCCAGTACTAAAGGTAGAAGCCTTGATATTGGCTTGTTTTACCCTGTATTTCAGAAATTAGAGGAAAAAGGACTCATTAAATCTCGATGGGGAACCGAGCGATCTAACGATAGAGCCGGTGCTAGAAAAAGATACTATCGACTTACCCAATCAGGAGAAAAATTCCTTACTGACATTCAAGGATTTGATAATTCTCTTAATTGGAATTTTACTTGATTAATGTGGGGTCTAGGAGTCGAACCTAGTGTTTTAGGCTTATGAGGCCTATGTGGAAACCATTTCACTCACCCCGCTTTTATAAGCTAACATATCAAAAAACAGAATGTCAAGTGTATTGTACTAATAAGTTCACTGTTTTTTGTTCCCAATTATAACACTTTCAATCAATCCAATAGACAATTTCGTTAGGCTGTATCTCGTACCTATCACAGATTGTTTCTAAGACAGTGATAGATGGTAAGTGATTAGGATTCTGAGATAGCTTGTATCCCGTGGACATCGCAATCCCTGTTTGCTGAACGAATTTATAGATTGTGATGCCTCTAGATTCTGTAAATTCCTTGACTCTGTTTTTTAGTACCATTGTATTAGTTTTGTGTCTCTATAATTTATTATAACTTTTTTTGGAATAATGCTTGACAATATTACCGCGAAGTCAGTAATATACAGATATAGAGAAAGACGACCACTCCCAACTCCAAATTAGTGTGATCGCCTTTCCGTCAACCCTTATCAGGTCTAAGTCATGTTAGCATCCAATCCTGTTTCTGTCAAAGTCCCTGTCATGTCTGGCAATTTCACTATGATTACCAGAGGTCAAAAGCACCATGTCTCCTTAGAAGTGTGGGGAAAGGGTCAAATTACCACTCTTAGGGTCACTTGCCAGCAAACTGGTAAAGAATGGTTTTTTGATACTTTTAATGGCAAATTAAGTCGGGGGTTTAGTCCCGATGGGAAACTTCCCAACCGCGAATTACCTGAGATTAAATTTCAACCCGTCAAAAAATCTTTTGTATTATCTCCTACGATGGGATTTGTCGATTGCGGAGGGCGTTACTATGAGATTCCTAGTAATGAGAGTAATGACGATTTTATTTGCGATGATAACGAGCCGTCAGATTTAAGCCGGTACAGCGAACCAATGACCGACCCAATGACATGGCAAGAGTTTTGATTAGTTATCAGTTGTCAGTTATCAGATGTGAGCTAACCATTATTTAGGAGTAAAAACCATGACTATTATCAACGCAACCCCTCACACTATCACCCTTGTTTCTAAACAAGGGGTAGAACAGGATAGCAAAAAACAATTTCTTGCTGAAACTGTTGAAATTATGAGAAGTATCCCTCCGAGTGGGATAATCCCCCGTGTTTCTATGAGCAATTCCCCCGCAGGGGAAATTGACGGGATTCCTATTGAATCCGTCATTTATGGGGAGATCGAGGGACTCCCTGAGTATCAGGAGGAGGTGTACTATATCGTGTCAGGATTAGTGGCTACCGCTGCCGCTAAGATAGGACGCACGGACTGTCTTGCGCCCGGCGCGTTAGTCCGAGACAAAAATAACCCCGGACTGATTCTAGGGTGCTTGTTCTTACAAAAGCCTTAGATTAGCAAGTAGTACAAACGTTCAAAAAAGATTCTCCCATATACTTGACTTTATTGGGAGAATGATCCACAATAAAAAGTAAACAAAACACAGAGAAGTAACAAGCTATGAAATCTCAAATTACACTCGCATACATCCCCTTTGACACTGAGGACGGGGGAGTATTGTTCGAAGGGAAAGTGATCGCGGTAAGGGAAGGAGAGTGCTTCTGGTACAATGACGGGTTTGAAGACCGCCTCGTCCCTTTGCCCACTGCCAGTTGGGCAGAGATTCCTGTTACGCCAGAAATGGCTCAAACATACGGCGATTACGCCAGTTTGTATTTGCCAGGCGGGGAAATAACTACAGACGGAAATCTGTGGGCAGATGCTTGGGGAATCGATCTCATCGATTCCCCAACCTACTCAGTAGGTTTTAAAGACGATGAAATCAACCAGATAATCATTAATTATCTGGACTCTTTAGAAGCCTCTTTAGAGGCTTCTAGGAAGGCGAAAGAGGCTTGGATTACTGGCCAAGCCGAAAGAGAAAAAGCGGAAAAAAGAGCCGTAGAAGCGCGGGAAGAGGCGCGGGAAAAAGAATGGGGTAACTACCTGTCAATCAAAGACAGGCTAAAAAAATACGACCGCTATGAAAATAGCGATTATTATGTCGTGACACACGGCATAGTAATCAATGAAAGAACCGAAAGGTTTTATTCCGAGGGGTCAGATACCCCATCATCTGACGGAATGGGATCTCGATCCCATGGCGGTTATGTGACCGTTCGGGTCGTAACCTATCAGCTTCCCCACTGGGAAGCCAAACAATTAACCAACCCTCCAAAACCCAGATCGGAAAAAGACTGGGTGTTAAACCACAACTCTGGTTACTGGACTAGAAAAAAATGGGATATAGAAAATCCTAAAGTAGAAGCGGTTTCCGAACCCGAACCTGCTCCTATTTCAGCAAATCAAAAATTAATTGAAGATTTTGGGGCTAAATTCCCCCAACTTGTCGAAGAATCCCTGTCTCTAGGGATTCAAATAAGACTTACAAGTGGCGAAGAAAGACGGGTAGTAGTCCGTAGCCGCGATTTAAGGAATGGTTACGAATCCTTTCCGAAGGATGCTACCGAACTGCATCAAGCAGTAATCGAAGCCATAGCCTTTAAGTCTCGCAAAAACGAGCTAGAAGCCTTGGAAAAGGCTAGAGAAGAGCAGATTACTGCTCAACAGAAGGAATCTCAACTTCCTTATAAGACAGCCTGCGAAAAAGCAGGGTACAAGGTGGAGTGGAACCAGGACTCCTATCTTGCCAAGGTCGGTAAAAGATGGACAGATTGCCGGACTGTCTGCCGGCAAAAAAACCTATCAATTGAGTTTAGCAAAAAGCCTAAACTCATTCTCAAAAAATAGTTATCAGTTATTAGTTATCAGTTATTAGTCAATAAACATCAACCAAATAAAAAATGAAACCTCTGTATAAATTAGGCAAATATCACAATCTAGACAAGCTAAACAAGATAGTAGAATCGATTTGCAGTTCTACTACCTTTTCTGCAAGAGCAAAACACAATTGGGTTAACAGTCCTTTAGAGTTGTTTGATCCTTATTCTCTATGGTGGACATTAGGGTTAGAATGGCACACTGACGACATTAATGAAGATAAAAAATATTCAATTATTTTAGTTGTTCAAAGTGACAACTATGAACTCTACTCTTCTACAGCAAACAATGATACTTTAGAAAAACTCTTGAAAAATTATACTCCCTTTAAAAGTATGGATGATCAAATAAACTTTTTATTAGTCCAAAGAAAAGATACTCAAAAATTAGTCTTAAAAGCAGGAGATATTTTACTGCTGGACATATCCTGCTACCATAAGCTGGAAAACACAAAAAAAACAGAAGACCCTTTTATATTTATTAACTTAGATATTGACTTTATTCCAAGAGTCAAGGAAGCGGTCAAGGTTGTCAATTATTTTGTTTATGATTTTTTGTAACTATTGATCAAATCTATGACTAATACTACCGAGAACACATACACACCAGATTTTGTTTCTCCACCAGGAGAAACCCTTGCTGAAATCCTAAAAGAAAGAAAAATACCCCGACGAGTATTTGCTAGTCGCATGAAGTTGCCGAAAAAGACTATTAATCAACTCATAAAAGGTAAGGCAGAAATTACTGTTTGTATTGCTTATAAAATGGAATTAGCTTTAGGCGTACCTTCTGCTCGTTTCTGGATAGAGCGTGAAAGACTTTATCGAGAGTCTCTAGTAAATCAAATTGATTAGAATATTTTTACAACTATTAACGAGGATTTATGAATCTGTACTTAATTAGAGATTCAGTTACATCATTTGGTCTTCTTATTGCATCAGAATCAGAAACAGAGGCTATCTGGCATTGGTGTAGCTATTTTGATGGCAATAACGACAATCCAATCGAAATAGAGCGTATTAACATTAATACTTCTGGTATCGTTTGGGAATGTGGATGAACTACTACTAACCCCTAAAACCGCTCCTAAACCGATTAACAGGAGCAGAAGTAATAATCGTGCTAATAACCTTTTCATGTCCCTGAAACTCATTTTCAAGGGAATAAAATGCTCCCGATAGGCTATCTACAATGTCATTAGTCGGAGGTGTTTTCTTGCTACCATCAAAACCCTGGCAGGCATTTAAGAACCGAGTGTTCCATGTCCCATCTCTTAAGATAAAGATTTGTCCCCGACTAGCTGCCGTGGCTACTGGTAAAGCTCGTGTTAGCTTATCCCCTTGAGGTGCTATCGCTCTAATATCATGATTCGGATGATTTTCTCTAATTACATTAGTAATGGTATTTTCAACAAATTTACCGCTCGATCCCCCTTCTTGTTCCCATCTTACAGCTACAGTTTTCCCATCCAGTTCAGCAGTATTTTTAAGCATTAATTCCACTTCCCCGACCTTTTTCTGCTCACAGATATTATCGGCAATCACATAAGCAAATTCCTTAATCTCAGTTGAATCTGGCAGTGTGTTCTTAATTCTTTGGTATTTATAGACAAGAGTGCCACTTGTATAACAATGATAGTTCTCAGCATTCTCTTTAGCAGTTGCCGCTAAATCCCAGAATCTTACTTTACCTATTAACTTCCAATCGTCAGGTATTTTATCGAGAATCTCAAACCAAGTCCGATCAAATACTGTACCAGCTTCGTATTTAATCTTCCAGTTACCTCTAAGAAGTCTTTCTCGTTCAACTTGATGAAGTGAATAAAGGTTAGCTAAGTAGGTAGGGTTAACTTTTATCAGTTCTCTATTATCAAAAATCGTGGCAGGAATAAAAGTAAAACTCTTGATCAAGTCTTCTGGTTTAATGCTTATTTCTTCATTTAATAAAAACTTTTTTTGAATATCATTAGGAATCATTTCAAAAAGCTTATCTTTAAGACTAAATTTATCAATTAATTCTTGTTTATTATCAGCCCAATAAACCGTATCTCCCTGCCTAATAAAGTATCGAACTATTCCCGACCTTTCTTCAATAGCATAACCGTCTTTTGGGTTGATCCACCAAGAGATAAAACTAGCTACCCATGAATCAGCGTCGGGGTTACAGGTTGCTCTAACAGCGGGTTTAATCCCCGATACTGACCGGTTTCTAGAGAGAAGATAGAAAAACTGTTCCTGCGTGAAATGGGTTAGTTCGTCAAAACCGATCCTAGTAATCTGAGAGCCTTGATAAATATGCACGGTTTTTTCATGCTGTAAATGCCTAAAAGATACCCTAGCACCACTAGGAAACCGCCATTCAAGACTAGGCTTTTCTATAAAAGTACCCTTGATAGGATAATAGATTTTACGACTTTCATCTACTAATCCCCCAGCTTGAGTAAATTCAGGATAAGTCCGGCGAAACATGACAGCCCGGTAATCAGGATTGTCAATATATTCTTGACGAACAAAATCAGTTAATAAGGCTCTGGTTTTTCCTGCTCCTGCGGCTCCACCGAATATAATTACATCAGCGTCAATTTTTCCAAATAAAGCTTGTTTTCCCTCTTGTAATTGAGGGAAAACAATTTCTTCTTTGGTATTAATAAGTTTATATTTTTCGGTCGCTGTTTTTATCTTTGAGAGATTTTTTAATGATAATTTACTCGCTTTCATCGTCATCGCTTATTTTAGTGGGAACCATTACATCATCATCAAATTCTGCACTATCACGAATAATCGAGGTCAGTCCGTCATCGAGTTTCTCTATGCCAGAATGTCCTATAAGTTTTCCGTCAGGGTCAATAACAGCTAATCCGTGCTTTTGAACAATATTAATTGCGTACTCGATGGTGTCAAAACCTAAAACTTTTTCAAAGGTATCAGTCAACGTTTTAGCCATAGTCACTGCGTCTCTATGATTCCAATTTCCGTTAGGTTCAATTGTTATGGCAATCGGACGGCCCGATTCATCTACAGAATCTATCCGACGGCGAGAAATCGGATAATTAGTCATCTGTTCAATCTTTTCGAGGTTTTTTAGAGTAATCTTTAGAGTCTTCTCTCGGATTTCTCGTAAAATGCTATCAGTGTAAGCTTGCTGCTCTTGAATCTTTAAAAGCCAATAGGCTTTCGCCCGCTCTTCCCATCGATAGTTTTTATGCGCTAACTGCCAGTCATCGGGGACAGTTTTAGCTCGTTTAAATTTAGTCTTCTCTATCTGTTCCCCAGAAGCTTCCCCGCAGTTACCGTAGGCTCGATTTAAAGTGCGATAGCCTGAAGGAATAGGAAGGTAAAAAATCTGAAATCTTTCAAACCAGTCAGGGGTTTCTAGTTCTTGCCGTTCCCAGATAGGATATTTGGTAAACTCGATTACCTCTTCATGAATAGAGTATGTACGCTTTCTGCCTCGATTAGTGACAACCATTGGTTATTATAGTAGTAGAGTTACTTAATCTTACATCAATCATGACAGATAAATTAGAAATTGAGTATCGACGGCTTTGCGACCTAAAACAACTAAAGGGTAATTCCAAAAAACACGCCACTGAAAACACAATAGCTTCAATATTGGAGTTGGGATTTAAAGACCCAATTGGCTACGATCCGAGCTTAAACGGCGGAAAAGGGGGGATTACTGAGGGTCATGATCGGTGTGCCGCACTATTAGCAATTAAAAAGCGCAAAATAGATCGACCTAGAGGTATAGATATTGACAATGATGGGGAGTGGATGGTTCCTATTTTAGTAGGAGTTCACGCTAAAAATGAGGCTCAAGCTATAAAATACTCGATTATTCACAACCATTCTACGATTCACGGGGCGGGGCTTGACCTTGCTACGGAATTAAAGCTTTTTGATACTGACTTACTAATTAGCCAAGCTGAATACCTTGATGAAAGGGGGGAGAATTTAGGAGTAATCGGCGATTTAAATTCAATCCTAGAAGCTTTAAATACTTCAGATAATTTAGATAATTCTGATAATTTTGAATCGAATATAACAGATAATTTTTCGGGAAAAAACAAAGAAATTGACATCGAGGGTATGGATGGGCAAATGATAATTAAATTAAGTTATACAGAAAATGAATACTGGCAAGTAAAAGAACAATTAAGTAAAATAGCATCGACACCCGAACAAGCAGTATGGAAGCTTTTAGGTAATGACTAAACATAAATTTGCATATAAGTGGAATTTGTCAGATGGATACCCAGCACCCGGAATTGAAAAACATGGGTTAAAAGTATTTGGTACTTTTATCTGTGGCGGTGGTTCGACTATGGGTTACAAGTTAGCAGGTTTTGACCATTTAGGAGGTGTTGAAATAGACCCGCAAGTAGCTAATATATATAAAGCTAATCACAATCCTAAATATTTATTTATTGAAGATATAAGAGATTTTGCTGATCGTGCAACTCTTCCCGATGAACTTTACAACCTAGATATTTTAGACGGCTCACCTCCCTGCTCTTCATTTAGCATGGTAGGAAATAGAGAAAAAGACTGGGGGAAAGAAAAAGTATTTAGGGAAGGTCAGGCTAAACAGCGACTTGATGACCTTTTCTTTGATTACATACGATTAGCAAAAAAACTACAGCCAAAGGTCGTTATCGCTGAAAATGTTAAAGGAATTATTCAAGGTAATGCCAAAGCGTATGTAAAGCGAATAAAAGATGAATTTGAAAAAGCAGGATATAAAGTACAGTTATTTCTTTTGAATGCTGCGAGCATGGGAGTGCCTCAAAAACGTGAGCGAGTATTTTTTATTTGCCAAAGGAATGATTTAAACTTTAAAAATCTAGAGTTAAGTTTTAATGAAGAGCCAATTTTGTTTGGTGAATTTGGAACAAATGAAATTGGAGAAGCAATTAAATGTAATTATATAAAAAAACTTTTAAAAAACCCTATAACATCAACAGGTGCGTTACAAACACATAAAAAAAGTTTAAATGGCAAAATCGGCGGTATTGGATTTACTTTTGTTTGCTTAGAAAATCAAACGCCTTTAACAGTAATAGCAAACAAAAATAAACTAATACACAGTAACTTAAATAATTATATATCAAATAAAGCAACTTGCCTAATTGGTAGCTATCCACTCGATTACAACTTTAAAAATATCGATCCAAAGTATTTAATTGGTATGTCAGTTCCTCCTGTAATGACTGCACAGATAGCGCATCAGATTTATTTACAGTGGTTTACAGAACAATCAGTACAAAAATACACACAGTGACACTTGATAAACTGTCACGCTTTGCCAACTATCTGAAAATTATCATGATATATTTAAAATATAAGCACTAAACCGAGTGCATCCATTAATTAGAGCCTCCATAAGCTACTGGGCGGATCAGTAACCGACTTGAAATAGTAGTCGGCTGGTGAGACTGGTTAATGAGTCGTTCTAAGCTTGCTGGTGTAATTCCAGTAACCGATTTGAAATAGTAGTCGGCTGACGCACGCACTTGGTCTAGTGCTTATTACTTTAAATAGATTCTTAGTTATTCCAGTGACAGTAAATCACTGGAATAACTGCTTTAGGGATATCTAAAGCATTGTGACACTTGATAAACTGTCACACTCGGACAACACCTATCAAGAATTAAGTGATTTACTTAAGGTAGCGCACAAAAAATCCTATTAGGAATTGAAACTATGTACTATAGTCGTAGTCGCGTGCGCTTTATCTAATAATCCCTATTAGGGATGCCCCGAAGCTTAAGTAGGAGAAAATTTGAAAAAATGAAAGCTTTATTACTCGATCTTGATTAAGACTAAAAAAACAAAAGTGATAACACCTAGACAAGCCTACATCTATCTAGTGTGGGCAAAAAACAATAATCTTGACCCAGTGCCTGTTACTTCCCGGCATCGGAACTATCGCTTTAGAGTGGCATCAACTACAGCAGAATTAGGAATAGGTAAAGAACGAGTCAGACAAGTTCTGGCTAAAGTCCTTGAACTGCTATCAAAAGGAAACCAAATTGAGGAGGCAACCGACCTAATACTACAAGAGTACAAAAAATTTAATTAATCAAAACCCGTCAATTAATTGACGGGTTTTTAGTTAATATTGTTAACAGATTGTTAGCAGTGTATTAACAGTGAAAAGTATTGATATATATACGTTTTATTAGTTTGTTGCTACTGTTAATAGGTTTCCCGATTCTCGTTTTTTCTGTGTCTAGATTCCCTAATATAGAAAATTCTATATTGGGGAATAATTGATTATTTAATGTAGTACAATATTAATATGCCCTCGTTGACGCGAGGGACTAACTAAGTCAACCTACTGTAGAGGCTAACATGGCTGATCTAATTTTACAACGTTTTGATCACGACGGCATCGAGCTAATTATCGACACTCAGACCGGTGAAAGCTTTGCCTCAATCAAAGGATATGCTCGTATGTCTGGGAAAAGCTCCAACGCTATCACTATGCGGTTAAACCGGCTATCTAAAGAAGATAGCAAGGGGGTAACTTCTGAATCTCCAAATCGCCCTCAAATTCAAACAGGGAGCGGGTTACAAGGGGGTAACACAATGGGGTTAGGATTAGGATTGCTAAAACAGGCTCAAATTCAAACAGAGGGCGGGTTGCAAGGGGTTTATCTAATCCCAGAAGACCTAATCTGTAAGTGGTTGCCAAAGGATAATCCTGAGTTAGCCTCTCAAGTGCTTAAGCTAGGAGTCCGATTATTCCTTCACACATTAGCTGGTTTTCGCGTCAAGAGCGAGGCAATTACAGAGGTAAGGCAACTTGAGAGCCAAATCGTCAAACTAAGCGAAGAGAAGCAAATACTAGAGGAGTTGATCAAAACTCAAAAGACTATGATCTCTGACTTTAGCAGTAAAAACTCGATGCTTGACTATAAGCGGCTAGTGATCGAAGAATTACACGCTGAAAAAGAGCGCGATATAGCTAAATTTAACTTACTCGAAACCGAACGAGAAAAAGCACGGGGATGGCGAGGCGGTCGAATGCTTATGAGAAACGACAAAAAACGGTAAAAATACCTAAACCCATATAAACCCCCTATGGACTCATAGGGGGTTTATAGTTTGTTGGTTTGTAAATAGATTGTAGATAAGGTGATCAACAATAAAAAGCATTGATATATATAGGTTTCAGACTTTGTTAGTATTGTTACTCTATTTCCCCGTGTCAGGATTTTTTATCCTTTTCTTATTGTCCAGTTCGTTTATCTCTCTTTATTTTTTTTCTCCCCTGTATAAAGTGCCAACAAGATAAACAAACTTTGAAACCTATACCCTGCAAGGCTTTCGATTGTAGATAACCTTATCTACAATCGAATCACAATCCAACAGCCTTGCTGTTGACCTTGTTTGCTTTTTTACTCTACAGTTTTTTATTGTCCAGTCTGGTTTATTCTTTTATCTTTTTCCTTTATAAGACATCGACATTATCAACAAAGTCTAGAACCTTTACAGGGTAACGGTTTCGGTTGTCGATCACCCTATCTACAATCTATCTACAATGATAACAAGTAAATATACTTAGTACACTTGCTCAGAAATAATTCTCCCAATCTATTGACTTTATTGGGAGAATGATCCACAATAGGAAGTAACCAAAACACACAAGGATTAAAACAATGAACACTCAACAATCTAAGCTGAACAAATACCAGACTAGCCTAGCTAGATTAACTGCTCAACTAGCAGTTACTAAAGGTAATCGGAATAAAGCTAAAATCGTTTTAAATATATTAGAAATTGAATCAAATATTGAGTTTTTGTCCTCAACGATTAAAAATATGCAATCTTTTAAAGATGAAGTAGTAACATTACCTCAACCAGAATGGTTACAAAAGTTATCAATTCCAGAATCTACAAAAGAACGAGTCGTTAATACAATCAACGCCCTTGACTGTAAGATTGAAAAATTAAATAACGATATAAACGGAATTACATCTCAAAATCACAACAATATCTTAAACTCTAGCCCTGCCGCTGACACTGGTGGTATTAGAAATCAATCAGACAGTAAGCGTCAACAGTTTGACGATAGACTATTCCGGAATGCTAAAAATGCTGTTAACGCATCAAAAGAAAGAGATACTTTAACAACACAGAAAAAACGGTATATCAAGGACATAAAAGAACGTCCTATCTTTGAAAAGGCGTTAAAAACAGGTAAAAAATCATCGGGAGAATCCTATGATCGGGAGACAATGCAATTCATAAAAGATGAGTTAAAACTGATTAACGATAGAATATCTAAAATTGAGTTTTCAGTCACGACTCAAAAATTCAAGAAATTGTAATAAAGTAGTACAAACGTTCAGAAAAGATTCTCCCACCCACTTGACTTTATTGGGAGAATGATCCACAATAGGAAGTAACCAAAACACCCCGACAGATGAACACCTTACAAACTAAATTAGCTCGATTGAAAGCTCAACTTAAGATTACAAAAGGCAATCGTGCCAAAGCTAAGATTGTTATAGAAATTCTAAAAGTAGAATCAGCTATTGAGCAGTTAAAGCCCAAAAAAGAAATAAAAGTGAAAGATATAACTGTTAAAATCCCTGTTAGTGTTTCTACCCTTAAAAAACACTGCAAAGTACCATCTTCTAAACTGACAGACAAGGAAATTATTGACGGATGGAAATATTCTTTAGCTGCCCAATCAATGCAAAAAGACTTTAAGGCACAAAAAGATATTCAATGGGGAGATCGCCATCTCCTTCTACAGGTAGTTTATTGGGTTGATCAATACCAGCAAGAAATGGATAAGAGGGGTTTAACAGAAAAATACTGTCTATGGATCGAGGAAAAACAAGCATTTAAAGACGAATTTCATCGGAAACCAGAAAAAGCAATTAATGAATCTAAGCCTCAAATTAATATAACCGAAACTCAAGTAATTGACCCCAAAACCAAGCAATTAGAATTAAATCTTTTTGGTGAGATGCCATGCGTAAATAAGTTTCAAGAAGTAATCGATAACACAAAATTTACCAAACAGACCGTATCTATTCTAAACAGAGAAGGTGAAACTAGAAAAGTAAAAGGAGAAGCTTTGGGCGATTATCTAATTTCTGCGGGAGGAAATGACGCTTACAGCATTCATCACATCCCAACAGGATTAGAAATAATGTCTAGTGTAGGATTTAAAACTAGAAACCCAGTTAAGTACGAAAATCTAAGCGAAAAAGAAGCGGCTAAATTAGCTGTCAAAAAGTTGGTCGCCGCTAACATTGACATTCCAGGTTCTTACTTAGAATGGAATAAGTCTAGCGCAATTGAAAAAGCAAAAATAGGGCAAAACATCATAGATGCTTTTGATGACAAGATTAAGGCTAAAGCTTCATGAGTACACTTATCTCTTAGTCAGCAATAAGAAACGCTTAACTAAGCTAAGTGTTTTTTATTAGTACATCCGCTCAGAAATAATTCTCCCAATCTATTGACATTTATGGGAGAATGATCTACAATAAAATATAAACAAAACACACAAGGATTAAAACAATGGCTACCAAAGCACAGCAACTAAAGAAAGAACTAACCCAAGCATTCCCAGAGTTAAAGTTTTCTGTAAAAACTAATAAAGGTGTTATTGATAAGATTTCTGTAGATGTCAAAGGGTTAATAGGTTCTTCTTATACAATGTCAGAAATTAAATTGGTTACTAATAAATATCATAGCTACGTTTCAGATTCTCTTGATGGTGGATATACAGGAGATACTATTGTTAGCGTAAGTAATAACGACTTAGACGCAATGTTTGATGAAATTAAAGTAATGCTAAATATCGAGAACGAAAAATACGATCCCTATATTTACGCTGACCTCTATAAAGTGGCTAACAACGAGTTTTTTAGTGTACTTTCTGACGGATACTATGAAGAAAAAATAGCAGAAATAGAACAAGTCGATGAACCAAGCGAATACAAAATAGAATCAATTGTTTTTAATAGTTCTGTTTTTAATTCCGCTGATCAATTCATCAAACATATACAATCTTGGTACAAAAATGACCCTAAAAACTTGCCAAGTAACGGGCTATATGACAAAGTAGATTTTACAATTTATTTTGGTAATGGCAAGGAAAATCGAGATTACACTATGCGGTTATATGTTTCCCAAACCGATGATAATCCTTTCGTTTCCGAGAATTTACTTTATAATCATTTTCTTGCATTCTGTGAAGAGTTTAAGTCTTATCCTAGTAAAGAATTAGAAAAAGAATTAGAATTTTTCTCGAAATGTGATTGGGGGCAGTCAAAATAGTTGACTTAAAATCTCAATACCATAAGTATTTACAGGATAAGCTTTCCCGTAAAGAATACAATGCAATTATTACCCTAGAAGCATTTAAGGATAAGGTTGCATCTATGCCAGTAAAATTTATCTTTCCTTAGATGGTTTTAAAATTTAGTGACCTAAGCAAGTCAGTAAACTGCTTAATTTAAGTACCTCACTTAGGAAAATAAATCATGAATACAGAACAAACTGGATTTAAAAAGTTTAAAGCCAACAAACTTCGTATTTACGAAGATGGTTACACCGGGCCTCACGGATGGTACTGGGGAAGTCACACAATTGCTAGTTTTATAGCAAAAGCTATTCAGACAAAACACGGTCATAATATGACTGACGTTCTAAATTACACCACTATCTATGTCTCAGAGCTAGTTAAGATTCCTGCGGGGGGTTTAGCTCGCGGATGTCATGACACACTCTACAGCGTGACGGCTTTAGTTGATTTGTCCCTAGAGTTGCCGACGGAAAAAGAGATATACGCCGCTTACAAACACAATAACGCCCATTTCAGCGGCGTAGAGGCTATAAAAGGCGGTTATCACTTTTATAGCATTTGGTAATAAGCAACTAAGTCAAAACGGGGATAATTCCCCGTTTCATATTAACACTAACAAAAACCACTATGATCTTAATCTTGTCTCTTGAATTGGAAGATTTTGAGGTTTTAAAATCTTCTCTCCAAAAGTATACTCTTGTTGAGTTACAAGATTACTCTTTGTCGGGCATAGCCCTAACAAGAGTAGCTTTAATCTGTGATAAACAGCCTGAAATAAAAGGGATTAATTTCTCTGTAGAGATAATTATCCCTGAAACTAAATATTGTGCTGCCTGCTTAGTTTTAGGTAAATTTACGGCACTTAATACCCGAAACAAATCTGGGTATTGTTTAGAACATCGAGAACTTGATCCTAAGCGGAAACAGGATCAACACCAACGCTACAAACAAAGACGTAGTACAAATGCTCAGAAATAATTCTCCCACATACTTGACTTTATTGGGAGAATGATCCACAATAGGAAGTAACCAAAACACACGAAGTAATAAATCATGGCTAACAATAAATCGTTTGATGAAGACTACCTCCGAAATTGCGAATACATCCCACAAGAGGATCAAGAAATTGACAACCAACTAAAGACTGATAGCGAGTTATCTTTTTCTGAAAAAAGACAGGTTGCGCTCGTTGATTGGTTGTTAGGTGAACCTGACTTAGAATACCAAGAGTTCAATAAAGCATGGATTGAAAAGGAAAACTTAAAGCAACAAATACATGATCTTGAATGCACAGTTTCTCTACTGCAAAGAGAAACAAATCAAATAACAGTTCTAAACGAATCTGTTACCCAGTTACAAATTCGTATTTATCAACTGGAACAGGAAAATAAGCAACTAAAAACCAATCAACCAGAAACCAAACCAGAACCTAAGCTAGATAAAAAACCGATGGCTAAAAAGCCTAAGTTTAAACTGCCAGAAAACTTTGCTGACTACCAACAAGAGTGCGACGACTTAATTGACGCATTGTCTTGCTTTTACAATATCAAAAAAGGTAAATGGGGAAAAGACATTCTCCAGTTTATTCTTACTCCCAACGATACCGAAAAAGCAAAGCATCCATATCCTGACAAGTGGAAAGCAGGACTATATTTTTCGAGACGGTGGGCAGTCGATAAAGTCAATTTGTCTGACCCTGATGAATGGTCAGACTGGTACATGGACATCTATGACTTTGCTGACGCTAACGACTTAGAGATTAGTTAGCTTCTAGTTATCAGTTATCAGTAGTACACTTGTTCAAAAAAGATTCTCCCAGATAGTTGACATTTCTGGGAGAATGATCCACAATAAAAAGTAACCAAAACACACGAGGTACTAAGTCATGTCTAACGATAAACAACTAATCAAAACAACACAAATTCCTAAAATTAAAAAGGCTCAAATTTTCCGCGAAGAGATTGAGCAAATAACTCAATCTTTAGATCAGAAAGTACAAACAGTACTAGACAAATATCCGATGCTGTAATCAGTTATCAGTTATCGGTTATCAGTTGTCATCCGTCAAAAAGTGTGTGATTACTTTATTGGCTTAATTTTCCGAGATTTTTGGCAGTTCTGCGATCAGTGTAACCATAGGTAAATCTACAAACTACAAAAAGATAATAAAAAAGTTTGACAAACTACTTGACATACAAACATATACCTGTTATATTGGTTATATGCCAACAAACACAAAAGAGGTTACGATGAAATTTAACAGACAAGCACCTGGTCACTACGTTGCAGTAGCAGAAAAAGTTGAAATTAAAAAAGGTATTGGTGTCAATAAAGATAAATGGTTTTGCTATTTTCCTGATGATAAAGTGTCTTACCGCCGTAGCTATGAAGCGGCTAAGGCTTGGTCAGAAAAATATATGGAAAAACTACAGACATACAATGTCACAGTCAATCGAGTTAAGACTGTCAAAAAACAAGCGACGACCAGTAAAGAGCAGTCTTTACAACACAAGTTATCTCGCCACCTAAGTTATGTGGTAGGAGCGGAATCGTTAGGCTGTGTCAATACTGGGCGCGCCGCTTGTATAGCACATTTATCTGTTAACGGAAAATCCTTTTATGTAGTCGGTTTTGAGGGTGCTGTTACTGACACCATTTTCGAGAGAATTATCTTTAAAATTAAAAAAGATTTACAATCTGGTTTATTCCAAGATTGCTATCAGACCGAAGTATGGGGTAGCGTTTCGGTTTTTAAAGGTTTCAAAGAAGCTGAAAAAGCTTATCGTAAAATGGACGACAAAACAAGAAAACAGAACGAGGAAGATCGTCAAGCAATAGCAAAAGCAAAAGCAAAAGCAAAAAAAGGAGACATGGAGTCAGTATTTGCATTGTCAGACTACGGGGTTATTTGAAAAATATTTTCCAAACCCCTTGACAACATACAAACATATCCCCTACAATGGGGATATAGAGAAACAAACACAAAGGAGTTAAACAGATGAACGGGTTAAACACATTAAAGGAATTTGCTCAAAAATTCAAAAATGTCATTATTAGTTCTCACGAACACGAGCAACTATTTGTTAAAACAGAAAGAAATCTTAAAAGGCTAAAATCTACCGAATTAGTAGCACTTGCAAGCAAAATAGGACTCACCACAACAACCATTAACGGGAAAACGTTAGGTTACACCAAAGATCAATGGATTGATCTACTGTTACAGTATTCTCATCTATCATTAAATGACAATGCAATGTCCTAAATGTCAATCACAGAGAATCTCTAAAAAAGGGTTCTCTGTGTCAGGAAAACAGCGTTATTGCTGTAAAGACTGCAATCATCATTTTACTGGCAATCCGGCAGGAAAACCTCCCCACCCTGATTCAATGACTAACGCCGAAAGATGTCGTCGTTATCGGTTGAAAAAAAAACAAAAAAACACTAAAGGAGTTCACGATGACCGAAAACCTACCCAATCAAGTCGTATTAGAAATGGTGAACTTACCAGCAAGTGAATTTCTCATAGGCTCTCCTGATAGTGATCCCGATGTTCAAAATCATCAAAAGCCTCAACACCAAGTTAAAGTCAACAGTTTTGCAATTGGCAAATATCCAGTGACTCAAGCACAATATGAAGCGGTGATGGGAATTAATCCTTCTTACTTTAAAAATAATCTTCAAAATCCAGTGGAACAAGTCAGTTATGACGACGCTATAGCCTTTTGTCAGAAATTGAGTCAGCTAACCGGGAAAAATTATCGTCTTCCTACAGAAGCGGAATGGGAATATGCTTGTCGTGCGGGGACAACTACTGACTATTATTTCGGAGATTATTTTGATGATTACTTAAAAGATTACGCTTGGTATTATGGAAATTCTCAGGATGAAACTCATCCTGTAGGACAGAAAAAGCCCAATGCTTGGGGGCTTTATGATATGAGTGGTAATGTTTGGGAGTGGTGTGCCAATACTTGGCACGATAATTATGATGGTGCGCCGACGGATGGCAGTGCCTGGATAGAAAATGGGAATGATAATTTGCGGGGCGGTTCCTGGGGATGCAATCCTGATGACTGCCGTTCCGCGATTCGCTACTACTACGACCGCCGCGACATCCGCAGCCACTCTTTCGGTTTTCGGGTAGTCTGCGACAATTAGTCAGTTATCAGTTATCAATTATCAGTTGTTAACCACAAATCAACAAAGGTAATTATGTTTCACTTAAACTTTGCAGAAAAAGATAAAAATGGCAATCCTAAACACCAGACTTTTACCGCTGCGGCTATTATATACAACAAAGAAGGAATACTTCAAGAGTATTCTTGCAATATAAATACAGAAGATGATGTTACCAAAATTTTTGAGTATTACAATCGACGAGACAAGTTATTGCATTTTGAAGCTATATGTGTTGAGACTGGTCAAGTTATTAAACTAAAGTAGTGAATCAACGGGAGTAATTATGCTATAGCGGTATTCGCTTAAGTGAGATACATACAAAGTCTTGCCTAGACTGACTCATAGCCTGTTGCACTATACCTCATTCGACTGCATACCGCTATATAATAGCTGCAAGGATAACTTGCAGCTATTTTTTAATGATTAACTGGAATCTAGGAAAAGACTTAGCTACTGAAGCTTTTGGGGAAATGGTGTCCGAATTTGCCCAAGAGATTAACTTTCAGATAGAAGATACTAAATGGAACTGGCCACGGGAAACCGTACGAAAAAATGGCAGTGTAGTCGGCTCACCTCGGGACATTGTAGATACAGGTGAGCTAAAAAATAGCCAATTTATTGAAGATGTATCGGATACTTATAAAGTAATCGGTTACACTGCTGATCATGCCGCTCTTGTCCATGAAGGGTATCAAATAGAGCGTAACGATGGGACGGTGACAGATGTTCCCGCCCGCCCATTTATCGACACGGCTATAGAAGACTATAATCCAATTGAGGCTTATAGTGAAATCTTAAAGGAAAAATTAAATGAGTGAATCAGAATTAAGAGATATTTTATTAGGTATTAGAAACAATTTAAAGATACTTATCGGTACTGACTTAGGCAAATACGAAATAACAAGCCCTACAGGGCAAAATTTAAAAGAAATTGATGCTATTTGGGTAGAGCCTCCTGAATTACCCCCTAACTATAAAGTAAAGCCCAATAGTGGAATTGAGGCAATTATTCAGAGAGAACCCGACCCCTATCACGAAAACCTATTGGGTTACACCGTAGGCATAAATAACTATTGCATTACCTTGAAACAGTACAATCTAGAGAAATCCTTAACACCAGTGATCGAGAGACTTAAATCATCTCGCTACTGGAATTTTCTAGATCAGCCGCGCCTAACCCCCTATACCAAAACTTCTGAGGGGATTATCAGACCAAAAGTGACCTTTAAAATCACTACTGCTAGGCTTTTAGACTTCTAGAGTACACATTTACTAATCTTTTATAGTACAATGTAACTAGAAAAGTTTAGTCAGTGATCAGAAATGTCCAATCAGATTTTAGAGTTGAACCGGAGTGACAACCTCACCCCTAGCCGTGATACGCAATTTTTTATCTCTGGTACTTATGGTTTTGGAGAGGAACCTTCCACACGAGTAGCCGATTTAGGTGGTGCAATCGTCTTAGGTGATTCCACTCTTACCGTGGCGACTGGGGGTTTTGGCCGAATTTTATATGCTGGCACTTTAATTTATGTGGGGACTGCCGGTGATTATGTGGTCGTCCGAACAAAAACGACGACAGTAACCCAGACAGCAATCCAGATCGAACCTTCCAAAATTGCTGCTACCCTTGCTACTCCCGCTCAAAAATGCACGATTAAATCTTGGGTTCCTTTTTTGAGCGCCAAGACCTTTAACGTTGACACCTCCTCTACTGAGGTTACTGATTCCGTCTTTAGTGAAATGGCGGTGGAGAAATTTATCTCCGAAATCATGAGTACTGGGTCGGTATCGGGTCCGCTTGTATTTGGTGATCCTGGATATGAAATTGTAAAAGCTGCAGAGCAAAGAGGTGATCGAATTTATCTCGAAATTGTCTATATGGGACAGCGCGGCGGCTTAGGTTTTCAGACAAATGTTAGCCAAAATGTTAGTGGTGAAAAAGGCAATTTCCTACAAGGAAACGTAACTCTAACTATTAGTGGCAATGTGTTTGACATTAAACCGATGGCAACGTCGCCATTTTCTCCTAATGTAGCCGATGATCTCAATTAAAACAGTTAAACTCCTTGTCGATGAAGACCAAGAGGTAATGTTAGTCAATTCTAGAATAATTAATAATTACCTCTGGTTTTCTTTCGGTACGTTTGATCGAGAAATAACTCAACAAGAAAAGATATTAATCGAACCACCAGACGGAACAAAAAACCAAGAAAGAATACAAGTATCTGTGATCCTTGATCCTCTGTGGCTCAATACTGAACAAAGTGCAAAAAGAAATCAAAAGGTAAAAATAAATGGCGAAGTTAAGCGTATTAGGCAAATTGAAATTTAATGAAACATTCTTTTTCCCTTTAAAAAAAGAGTGGCTTTATTACATCCAAGACAACGATACTTTACTGGAAAAGATAGATACAATTGCTACAGAAGAAAATGGAGAGATTGGAATCAAGTTTTTAAAACGATACGGAATTAATCCAAAGGAAAATGAAACAGTCAAGGAATACTTAGAGGCACGGGAAAAAGCTGACAAAGCTTATCTTGAGAAAATTAAAGCTATCGGGCAAAAAACGGGACTATCCACTGCTGAAATTGAAGGAGTAGTAGTTAACGACGGTTCGATCCGAGAACGAATTGAACAGGTCATGGTTGATGCCCTTGACGGGGTAAAATCTGACAGCGTAGAACAAAAAGTAGAAACCGCCGCTATCGTGCAGCAATCAATTTTAAGCAACCGTAAAAAAACAAGAGAATTGACACGGGAATCTATAGAACTTGTAGAGCCTTATCTCGATGAATTAAACGCTTTATTTAAGGATCGGGAAACAACTTATGAGACGTACAATAAAGCCTTGTTAGCTAAATTTCTAGGTAGTCCTCGACGGGTAGTTAAACTTAAAGATAAATCTTCTGTTGATTTCACCATACAAGACGTTAATGATATGTCTCAATTTATGGTAGTAAAACTCTATCAAGACTATCTCTGGCAAGACATAACCCAGTGGCAAAACCCAGAAACTGAAAAACCAGAGCCTGAAAAATCAGAATCAGAGTCAACGGAGGACGACGAAAAAAACGAATAGATGACGCAATTAATGCACGGTTAGAGGCAATTGCTAACCCCATTAATTGGGAAGAAATCTATTACAAATGGTGTGCATGGGGATTATCTATCGAGGAGTGGGAAGATTGGCCAGACTGGTTAATCCTGAAAAAATATTCAGGGATTCAAAAAGTCAAATGTGAAGAAATTAATTCACTATCAGGTACGGTTAGTCAGATTGCTGCCATGGTTCACGCCTACCTAGTAGCACAATCTAAAGAAGGTTCTAAGTCACAAAGTCTTCCTAGTGATTTTCTGCCTTACCAGTTTAAAGAAAATAAAAAATATTTTCTTGATCAAGAAACCGCTCAAATTCTGTTAGAAGCTATGCAAGCTGGCCAAGTGCCAGTCTTCGCCACTCAGATAATAGTCGATTGCGGACTATACGACGAAATAATTCAATTAGTAGGGGAGAAAAGCTAATGTCTTTATCACTTGGTACTTTAGAAATCGGTCTAGGGCTAAATACAGCCCAATATGATAGCGGCATCAAATCGGCTAAAGACCAGCTTTCTTCCTTAGAGCGTCGTGTTACTAAACTTGGCACGACTCCACTAAAAATTAAAGTTAGCGTCGATGACCGTCAGCTTTATGGGCTAAACAGTCATTTACTTTTAAAAAGAGTTGACCTCAAGAAAACAGTTGATTTTTATAAAGCAAATCCTATTAAAGTATTTGCTGAAGATGACGCATTAGTTTCTCTTAACCAAGAGTTGCGTGAATTAAAAAAAACATCACTAGAGATAAGAACACCTTCTAAAATTGTTGTTGAGCATCGGTTTTCTGGGTATCAAGATCGGGTAGAGAAAGCGATCGAGCGTCTGTCTGTCACCGTTCGCAATTCTAATCCCCGTGAAAACATTTTTCAAAAAGCATTTAATCTCACCGTAGGCAATGTAGTCGGGGGATTTTTTACGGGGGCGGGTCTTTATGGAGGTTTAAAAGCAGGCAAGGGAATCAACAAGACGATCGGAATTGATTTTGAGAGTCAAGGAGAAGCAATCGGTAAAACTGTTCGTCGCAATGTCAGACAGTTTAACAATCTTCTCGATACTGCTTTTCGAGATTTACTCGGTTTTCCCAAGGGATTAAAAAGCGCAAAACAGTTACTTCGTATCAATTACAGGACAATAACCGATACACTGTTTAATCCAGAAACATATCGGAAACTAGAGAATATTTTTGTTGAGTCGCAACAATTTAGCCGCGCAAACGCCCAAAAACAACGCAAACGCTCAACAGAGCCAGAACCTGCTTATCCAATCGGGGATAAGTTGAGAGAAGCTTTTCCAAAAATTGCAATGGTAGCCGAGGAGAATCTTGCGCGATCACTAGGAGCGGCCGCACGAGTTGCAGTACAACCGCTAAGAATTCGCAAGCGAATACAACTTTCAGAATCAGCAATGGCGGCTGAAGAAATAGCAAAAATCCTACAACTCTCGCAAAAAGAACAAGATTTTATTAAATCTAGAAAGTCCATTACTCTTGTAACGGGTGGTGTTCAACCGAGCGAATCCCGTCCAGGCAAGCCCGAAGTACAAAGCACCTACGATCTTGCCGCTCAAATACAGGGTGTTTTTCCAGAGACAGCCGTTCTTGCAGTCCCGAACGTCTTATCAAATAGCTTAGAGGAACTACGCAACAGCCCAAGTCAATTTATTCGAGAACAGTTACTGCCGATTATCGAAAAGAATAAAGAACTTCTGCAACAATTCATATCCGAGACAGACTATCAAGGAATACTATCGGGCTTCAAAACAGTGCAACCGATTGACCGGGTATTTCAGACTAATTTCGAGGGATTCGATAAAGATGCGATCACGCTTGCGGCAAAAGCGTTAAACGTCGCAATGGGAAACCCTGAAAAAGAAATTGCGTTAGTCGGGGGTTCTGGTGGTGGGTACGTCGTTGAAGAAGCGGTCGCTATCCTACAGCAATTAATCAAGATGTCACCCGCTCTTAGGGAGGTGTTAAAAAATGTCAAATATGGGCTAGGAATAGGCACTCCTAACGCAGGATTAACTTCTGTTGTGGATACGAAAAGTCCACTCAAGTATATTGCCGCAATGGGCAATTATGATAAAGTCGGGATCACGATGTTCGGAAAGTCCTTTATTCCTGATATAGCCAGCAAAGACCCTGAAAAGAAAAAAAAGGCCGAAGATATTTACGAAACCGCTGATGTTGCTTTACCTTCTCGCATTTTCTTTCCATCAAAACAGCAATTAACCCTTGACAAAATAGGAGAAGATCACAAGATTGGACTATATGTTGCCAACCTTGCCACATCTTCAAAGCAATTTAACAAAAGGCTTAAAGAGTCACTTAAATACTTTTATACTCCAATTGTTAAACGAATTACAGAACTAAAAAAATACAAAGAAAAATTAGAGCAGTCCGTGTCAGGTGTTGATCAGTCAAAGTTGTCGGCTGACGATACCAAAAAATTAGATGAACTACTTGCGTTGATCTCGGAAATCGATCAAGAAATAGCCGATCGGACAGAGTTCTTAAAAGCGATTCCAGTTCTCGGCAATCCAAGCAAGACAGCCGGGGCGGAGCAAAAAGAACTACAAGGGACAATTTCTGCCTACCAAAACACTCTCGCAGAAATTCTTAACGCGACAAATGTTTCCTTTTCGTACCTTGACCCGTTATTATCAAATTTAGAAGAACTTGAGAGGCTTGTCAATTCAGGAACCGATACTATCGATCTTAAGCCAAGCAATTTCGGATCGCTTTTACGGTTTTGGATGGAGACACGGAAAAATATTTTCCGTATGATGGGGGATAAATTTGAAGCAGAATGGACTAATTTTATTAATGCTATTGACAATCTAGTAGAGGCGGGATACGAGAAACAGTTTAGGGCAAAACCTTATCATCATGTTACAGAGGCAGACAATGCTCTCCCAAACTCAGCAACATATGGGGAGACGTTTTCTCGCAGAGAAGATGCACCTAGCGATATTCGCAAAGACGTAATTCCTCGGTTTGGAGATATTCTTTATAAACTTTCACAAACAACCAATCAAAATGCTTTAGGATTACCGCTAGTTAAGGATCAGTCTCTTCCTGATTTATTAAAGTGGGTCAATAAAATGCCCACGAATACGGAAGCAGATAAAGCGGCCAAAAAAGTTATCGAGGCTCTAATTGAGATACGTCGGAAAGAAGCTAGATTTTATCAAGATTTTTTAAGGCGTGTTTCCGAATTGCAAAAAAGAATTGCGGGGGGAGACACGGGAGCGCAGTCAGAATACATTCAACTCTTAAAAACCAGCCCATTTTCTCGTATTCGCGAAATGATAGACGGGGCTGGCAAATACATTGACGTAAACGCACCGGTTCCGACTTTTATAGGGAAAAACAGGGTAATTAAAGAAATCGCCACAATGGACGAGAGCGTAGAAAATATTACCGACTTTTTCTTCAACCTCTCGAATGCAATACTTGGATTTGAAGCGACGCTAAGAACAAACACGGGATTGATCGAGACCGCATTAGAAAATGTATCGCAATCATTAACATCTGCGTCGCAAAACGTTAAGTCAATTCAGTACCAGCCGTTTGATTTGATTAATGTTAATCAGGCATTACAGAAGTCCCAAAAAATACTTCCCGAAAATCTCGACGTACTTAAAGCAGAAAAAATAGGACAGGGCTTTACGGGAGCCGTGTATCGACTTGGCGATCTAGCGATTAAAACCCCCATCACCGAACTGAATCAAGGAAAGCTCGGAACTCCGAAAGAGTTCCAAGCGCAGTTAGCGATGGCGAAACAGGGACTTGCGCCGCGTCCGATTACCACAAGAAAAGGTGAGTATTTCATTCAGGAATATATTAAAGCAGTTGGTTCTTTAAACGATGTTTTACGAAAAGCCGATTTAAGTACCCAAGAGGGTATTAAAGCTTTCACGGATTATATAAAACGGTATGCAGCGCTACTCAAGAATATACACGAAGCGGGTTATGCTCACTTCGATCTAAATACAGAAAATGTCTTAATTACTCCTAAAAATGAACTAAAAGCAATAGATTTTGCTAATGCAACAAAGCTATCAAAAGATGACGCAGAACGTCAATCACAAATAAATAGAGATATTCAATGGGCAAAAGGGCGAAGCACCAGAGGATACGACAAGGAAACCGTCGAGATATTTCAAAAAGCTTTTGATGAGGGATATGGCGACACTTCATTAACGGTTAACGACCCACGTTTTTTGCAGAGAGTCCGACAAAATCCCCGTATTGACATTGGGTCGGGCGTTGTTAATCGTCCAAGTAGAAGTGGCAGATCTAGTGAAAACTTCCCAAGAACAGAAGTTGCTAAACAGATAGACAAAAAAGAACCTACTGAAAAATCATTAACAGAAAGAATTAATGATGTGTTGTCGGGTAAACCTATAGCCGGTCATAAATTAAAAGATGTAGCTGATAAACAAAAAGATTTAACAAAAAAAGAAAGCTCAATAGAAAAAACTATTCACAGTGCCACAAAAGAAATAATTTCTAGTTTATCCCGAATAGAAAAAGCCATTCTAGCCAAATATGC